CGTAGTTTATGGTAGAGTTGATTTAAGCGATTATGTTTCAGTTGTAAATAACCAAGGTTTAGCAATTAAAGAAACTAGAATTATGATACGAGACCCATCTCTTGCTAATACAGGAACTTTTAATCCCGATTTAATAGCGAATACTTTGTCTGCTGGAACTGTCAATAAAGGTACATTAACGGTATTCGGTTCGACTACTGCTTATGAGTCGGCTGTAGATGTGGGCATTGGTTCACCTAATACTTTCTTTCAAGCGGAATACATAACATTTGCAGCAAAAGAAACAGGCGCAGCAGTTCCAAATTATTCTAATGTTGATTATTATCAATACGGCACACCCGACCTTCACCCCGAAGGTTATACTGTTATTTCCGATGTTCTTATCGGAATAGCTGCAGAGGCCGCTTTGGTTTATGCCGACCAAACTCTTGAACTGGATATTATGCTTATTGCTGAACCTGTAAAGGTTACAAAAGACGAACTTAAGGAAATGTTGGCCCAAGCAACCGACCTGTGAAGGGGTTGGTTAAATGGGAAGAAGTAAAACAGAAGCGGCTCAATCTAAAGTAAAAACTGCTGGGGCTTTGGCGGGTTTAGGTAGTGCTATCGGAGCAGTTGGTGGTCCTATTGGTTCTTCTATTGGTGCTGGTGTTGGGGCAATTACTGGTTTAGTTATTGGGGACGATACAACAGTATTCCCAATAGATATGGTAGCAATTCCAGCATTTCAAGCGTATTTAATTGATGGTTCAAGAGGTGGCCCAGAATTTACCGTTTACATTAAAGCAGGTGAAACGCTAGTTCCTACTGGGGGTAATGTGCTTGACATGTCGGAAAACATGGATATTGAGGCTGCTGCTGAGATGTCAGCGCCTAAAAAGAGAAAACGTGGCGCAGGATTACCCAAGAAATATGCTAAGATGGGATTCGCTAAAGGTTGGAAGGCATACAAAAAGACCGACCAATACAAGCGCAAAGCGTCCAAAAAGAAAAAGACAAGGAGGAAGAAGTGAATGCCAATACATGAGATAAGAGAATCAATTGAACAGGATACAATAACATGCGACTCTAATGGCCTTGCAATTGTTCAAAAGGCAATTAATTTGAAGCCTAATATGTCTCATAAAATGCTTCAATGCGATGTGTTTCTAGATAATCCTATTATTATCGGTTCTGCTTTTTTTGAATTGTTAGTCACTCCGACTCCAGTTATCTATACTGACATGGTAATAGGTGGACTTCCATCAAGAGCGCCCTCAGCAGCTGTAGAAACTGTACTGTTTAAGCAAACATGGGCTAGTGACCAATCTTACTTAGAAGAGTTCCCTAATAGGTTTATTTCAGCACGCCCGACCTTTACATGGTATCATCCAAAATTGTATATCACACTATTAGTTCATAGTTCACCCGATGCTGTCATCGCTGATTTTGCAGCCAGTGTTTATATGGCTGTAGAATCTAAAAAAGTATCACTGGTTACCTATGGAATGGGTGTTATTCGAGAGGACCACGTTGCTCAAGTTGCCGCAGTTATGTCAAATGGGCGTTCCATCGAACCATCACGCAATGTTGGTCAATCTTTTCCCATGTGGAAGTATGGCGGTATTCGTCCCGAATATATGATGAAGAGTGATGCTTTTGCTGATTTCTTTGTTTCACCTAGTTTTGACGCTTCAAAAACAGTTCCTACAACTCAACTAAGACAATTTGCAGCACTAGCGAGACAAATGGTGCCGAATCTTGATGCTTTTGGAACTGGCGGCAATGTCAAGGGAGATGTTCCGGACTGGGTTTCATTTGTGCTTCCAAAGGGAATTGAAGCAGGAGCTATTAGGGACCAATGGCCACCAATCAAACACGCTGATAATGGCAATGTACTAACACTGTGATACTATGAAAGCAATTGATAAAATCCAAAATGAAAAGATTGCCTGGTGCGAAAAATTACTTTACGCCCTGGTTCTATTACAATTTCCACAAATTGCCACGTTAATATGAATTCCAAGTCATAGCCAATAATCATTAAAGTTAGTTTGTTCAAGTATTGCTATTAACAAACCATGACTTAATTGAATTGGTATTTTCGCTTTATGATTTGAACGAAGTTTAGACCATCGTTTGTCTTTACTGGCTTTCGATGGTAATTGATTCTTGATTATAATTTCGGGATAATTTCCCCACAATACAAACGCTCCGATAATTTGTCTCGGAACGCCCAACTTGGGCTTAAAATATCGAATCGAACCGACCACGTTTTCAATGATGTAATATTTAGGTTTTAGAATATCAATTATTTCCAAAGTAATATTCAATAGTTCCAAGTTTGGCTCATAATCATCCACGCCCAAAGATGGATTCTCTCGAAGCCAATTTGATTTAGGAGCGTTGAAAGCATTGCTAAATTCTAAGCATGGTGGACTCGCCATAATAATGTCGATCTCAAGAAAAGGTTCTCCACGTTCTTTCGCTTCTAGTAAAGTATCTCTAAACTCTTTGACACAAATTAAATGAGTGCGTGGTATATCTTTTAGCAATGGATTATTTTCAATTCTTAAGACTTCATGCCCTGCATTCTTGAAGGCTTCGCTCCATCCACCTAAGCCGCTGAATAAATCAAGAACTCTCATCAATCCTCATCCTCACATAGCATTGCAATTCTATTTTCTAAAAGTTTAATTTGGTCGAATTGTTTTTGATTATCCGAACAAACTTGAATACATCTTCGAATCGTTGCACTCATAGTTTCATCTTTACCCATCAGCTCTTTGAGTTGTGTCCAAGTAGCCTCGCTCATATACATGGTGTGTTGTCTTCCCATATTTACCCTGTATAGGTAGGTGTATATTAAATTATTTTTTAGAACCAGGCAAAAAAGTTTGTTTTCGGGTCGCTCCGCTCCTAAACCACGATAGCGCAGTAGCCGGTCGGCCTCCCACTAGCCCCGATGATGGGACTAAGCGTTATAGCGTTATGCCTGGATAATCAAGATTTAATCCGTTTTGTGGAATACGAACATGTTCGCTTTATTTATTAACCGTCACCGACCACGTTATGATATGGCGAGAAGTAAAAACGACCTAATTTTAAGAGATAGACTTCAATTTACCCTAGACACAAACGGCGATTTACCCGTAGTTTATGGTAGAGTTGATTTAAGCGATTATGTTTCAGTTGTAAATAACCAAGGTTTAGCAATTAAAGAAACTAGAATTATGATACGAGACCCATCTCTTGCTAATACAGGAACTTTTAA